GTCAAATGGTCCAGATCGAGCGATTTGACCTTTCGCAGCGGCAGCTCATCGGCGCGAGGCTCCACCTCGTCCTGTACATTGTACATCCCGAAGCTCCAGCCCTTGACCTTGCCCTTTTTCGCAAGCTCAATGAGGGTTTCATCCGTCACCAGCACATCAGCGTGCAGCCCGATGTCGTCCTCAAATAACTTAAGCGTGCCGTCGTCCGTGCTGGCGTACACATGACTATTGTCGTGATCGACCGTGACCGTGATATTACCGGCTCTGCCGATAGCCTGTTCAAACGCGCGCGGCTCGATCTCCTCGATAACCTTGCCGTGCGGCGTGATGACCGGACGGCTGCGCTTTCCGGTAACATTCACATAACCGGAGATATGGGCGCCGTCTGCGCGAATTTCGATTTTCATAGCGTTTCACCTCCCTCCTGCGGTACCTGCAGCGTTTGTTCTGTCATGTGCTGCATCTGATTGGTGTTAGGCGTGTAGATGGTACTGGTTTTCGGGTCGTAGAGAACGTCCTGCAAGCCCAGCTTGATCCATGTCAGGCCGAGCGGCTCCATGTCCTCTGCAAAGCGAACCTCGTCCACCTGCATGAAGTTGGCATCGAGTGCGGTCTTGTAGGCATCAAACCGTTCTTTCATGCTGCCCTTGAGCAGTTCCTTAGTGTCGAATGCCCAGTAGAGCAATCCTTTCTCTTTCTCCAGCAGCAGATCACGGTTGAGCGCACACTCGATGACTTTCATCAGAGGGATTGCCGCCAGTTTGGCAAGACTTGCCGTGTCGCCGGCCGTGCCGCCCATCTCTGCGGTAGAGATATGAAAGATCTTCGCAAACTCCTCTGCGTTGGACTGCTTGTTTTCGTTAAGCTGCATCTCGACCGAGGTATTGCTGCTCTCCTGAAAGCGGATGCCGTTGTTGAGAATAACTACATTGTCGCTGCTGTTGCTGTACAGATTGGCGAATGCCTGCTTGAGTTCGTCCATTGAGCCTTTGTCGAGGCGTTTCTCACTCTGGAGGAAGCCCTTTTTGTTGCCGCCCTTTTTGACAAGATACAGTTCAAAGCACAACGACTGGTACGCAACCTCGATCAGCTTGGTATTTTCCTCGGTGATGGGAACACCGACCGCGCCATCTTTTGTGTTGCGCAGCAGCTTGAGAAGGTCAAACGGACGATAGACCGTGCCGTCTACCAGCAGGTCAAAGTCCTTGAAGATGGCATCTGTGTTGCGGTTCACTGCTACGCGGCTCTCATCGACATAATGCAGACTGCGAATCTCTCCACGCACGCGGTTGATGTAGGCATAGCCGCCTTTGCCGGTGTAATAATCACGGATCATCGCGTGCCAGAACTCATTCGCGTTCAGCGTGTCGCCAGTTTCGTCGTTCAGCAGGCGCACACGAGGGTCGTTCGGCACCTCAATCGCTTTTCCGTTTTCCTCCCGGTAGAGCTTGACCGGCGTACTGGCCACCACATTGGCGATCAGGTCAATACCTCCGCTGACCGTCGGCACCTGTAAAGCCATCTGCTTGGTTGCTTTGCCGCTGCCGAGCAGTGCGGTCAGCAGCGCATCTTCAAACATGGTTTCGTCCGGATCGGCGCGAATCTCCTGCCGCCGAAAGCGTTTCAGCAGTCCCATTTGCTTGTCCTCCTTATGTCTGTGCAATGAAATCCTCGCTGCCGAACAGCATATCCTGCTCGATCAGGTAGGTGGCGTTCAGCAGAGCGACCACCATATCCACCTTACCGGAGGATTTCTTCTTGTTGACGTATTTGTTCAGATTGGTGTCCTCGGTGCAGCGTGCATTCTGAAAGTTAATCTCCAGCATTGCATTTTCGTCGTACCGGAACCGGCGGCCGAGAATCTTCTCTTTCAGCAGCTTGGTCGGACTGTGCAGCACACTCGAATGCTGCTTGATCTCTACACACTCCATACCGGCGGCCTCCAGCTTTTGCACGGTCGAGATGGCGTTCCAGCGGTCATAGCCGCACTGGATCACGCGCACGCCATACTGTTCCTCCAGTCCGAGAATGAACTGCTCAATAAAGCCATAGTCGATGACCTCATCACCGCAGGCAAAGCACGCGCCCTGCCGAATCAGACGGTCGTAGTCCACATTCTCTTTCTTGGTTTTGAACAGCTTGCGATCCGCCGGAAGAAATCCCCACACTTTTGCATAGAGAATACCATCCTCGGCGGTCGCCATCGCAACGGCGGTATTATCGTCCGTCTGCGACAGATCCAGTCCAAGATAGACCGGTTTGCCTCGCCAGAAATCGAGATCTTCCTCACGGCGGCACTCCCGCACCTTTGCAATATCCACATAGCCCTCTACGCCGAGGCCCTTATACTTGATATTGCAGTGCTTGCACAGGAAGTTCTCACGCTTATTCTCGTAGAGAATTGCCATGGTGCGCATATCGCACACCGCCTCAAAGATATTCGGATTGCTGACAGCTGCCGGATTCGCCTGATAAATTACGGTGTCATCTGTCTGCCAGCGGTCCCGCATGGTCAGTTCGGTGTCCGGTTCGTACAGCAGAGAAAAACGCCTGCCGGGAATCAGTCCATCGAGTACCTTTTTTGAGATATCGATCTCGTCCAGCATGGCGTTGTTGTCGTTCGGGTATTGTGTGGAAATTATAATGCCCAGCTTGGAACGCAGCGTGATCTGCGAGGAGCGCATGGCCTCAATCGGATAAGCGTCCATTGCACCGGCCTCATCCGCAAGGAAAGCGTTCGCCAGCTTGCCGTCCATCTTGTCCTGTGAGTAAGCCAGCGGCACATACTCGCTATCGGTCAGTCGGCAGCGGATTTCGCTCCGCAGCACCTTAAACACACTTTCGTCCGCCAGTGCAGGCGATGACTTGATGATCTTCCGAATGGCGATCTTCAGCTCGCTGGACAGTTTCAGATCCGGTGCGACCGAGAAAAAACGAGAGAACACCGGTTCGGTCAGCATGAGCAGAATGAAAATAACCGCACTGTTGAATGTCTTGAAGTTCTTTCGCGCGATCTCGAGCAGAGCGGTTTCATAATAGCGACGGCCGTCCGTTGTTTTAGTGCAGAACACCGCTGTGATGAGCAGCCACGCATAATCTTCAAGGCCGTCATACATCGGGCAATTCAGATCCGGATGAACCATCAGCCGCAGCAGCTTGCAGATCCGCTTGTATGCTTTCTCGTCGATGAGCGCCTCCGTGTTCCGTCCCTCTGCGATGTCCAGCCACTGTGCAGCCTGTAGCTTAACGTAGTGCGGAGCCTTCGGGTTATCATGCTGCACGCACCAGCGGGCATAGTGCACTGCGCGGCTGTCAAGGATCGTCATCGTTCAGAATCCCCATCAGCGGATTTTTCGGTTCGGCTGTGGTTTTAGGAATGCTGCGCAGGGCTGCCGAAATGGTCATAGCGCACTCTTTCTCAATGTCGAGCATCATGCGGCGCTTGGTTTGGAGCTGCTTGTCCACAGAAAGAATGTTCTTCTGCATCTGCGCCTGATATTTGTATCGGTCCGCTGCTTCCAATTCTGTATTCTCGGTCAGCTCGTCCAGCTGATTGGAAAACAACTGCCGCTTGCGCTCAAAGTCCAAACATTCAGCGTGCAGCATACAGTACCGGTTGATAGTCGCCTCGTACAGCGCCTCATTCTTTCCGGCAGCTTCGAGCAGTCCCCTGATACGCTGCCACTCCTTATGTGCTTTCTCATTGTCTTTGACCTCCGAGCGCTCTCGCATCTTCTTGCCGGTGATGAGGGCATTTTCCGCAGCAGCACGCTGCCGGAGCTCTGCTTTCGTCCGGTGCGAACGCTTTTCTTCGCCCAGCACAGCGGTCGTTTTACTTGGTCGGCTCACTTGCCCTCACTCCTTTGCAAACTTATTTTGGGAATTATTTTTACGCCGAGGTCCGCGGTTGGTGTACAGCCGCTTACACTCAAAAATTCTGCGTGTCCGGGGGGAATATTGTTTCGTTTTTTTGCGAGCTGTCGCAAAAAATCCGCGGATATTGTACCGGCATCGGCTTTTTTGTGGCATTTTTCGCATAAACACACGAGGTTATCATCGTCCAGTAATAGATCAGGACGTTCCCGCAGCTTGATGATATGGTGGGTTTCCAGTCCATCCCATGTGAGTACCCCCTGCGAAAGACAGTTCTCGCACAGGTAGTGACTGTCTGTTTTAATCTGCTCCGCTTTGCGTTTCCATGCTCGCGTGTTGCGTCCGCGCTCGTTTTCTTCGCGCCGATATTTCTTCATCGGTTTTCTTCCGCAGTCCTCTCGGCTGTCGTGGATCCGTCCGCACCACGGACAGGCTTTCAACATAACGGCTTCTTCCTTTCGAATATGAAAAAGCACCCTCGAACGAGAGTGCTCTTTCAGAGAGATGTACTCCAATGGCATGAAGCAGGAGGTCACAGGGTCTGCGTTTCACCCCTGCGAACTTCATGATACAAGGATACCACGGCTTTCACTGCACGAAGTATCATTTTTACGGCAAATTTAATTTTTCTGCCACCAACCGCACAAATGTACCGTTCCACCGTTTAGCAGTTGCCTCACTCACCGGCGCGCACATCGCCGCACCATACAGCGTATGGCTGCGCTTCCAGTACACGCGGTCGATCAGCTCCATGCGCTGGTGGCCGTGCTTCATGCGCTCAGTTTCCGAAATGGCAGCCTGCACCGCATCATACCGCCGCTGCTCCTTGTCAGTCAGACGGTCAACGACCGCACGCTCAACCGGACTGCCGCCGCCGCTGTGGCCGCCGGATGCGCCGTAGGCCGGTGTGCACGGTATGTCGCCCACGCTCTCCGCCTTGCGGCGCAGCGCCGGGTATGACCGGATGATGCGCTTCGTGTACTCCCACCAGTCCTCACGCTTGTTCAATGTTTCCCCTCCCTGTCCGTAATACCGTAGCGCCACACGAGGTAGCGCCGAACTTTATCGCTGTATTTAGTCAATGTCTTTGTTGTCCTCCTCTCGGATTGCCCTCATCGATTGTCATGACCCGTCTCCTCTCGCAGATGATACATCAGGAAGTCAGCCTCCGGCACATCGCAAAACTCGTCTCGGTCGCGACCAACCACAAGAATCGTGCCGACGAAATCCACGCCGACGAACCGGCAGTTGTACGGCAGACCGCACAGACGGCCCTCCTCGTTGCAGATGATAACAACATCGGCAATGCTTACGGTTTCGATGCACCCGCCGACCTCGGCCTGCAGGGCTTTCAGCGTGTTGTCGATGTCGATGACCTCCGGTTCGCAGCCGGGTTTCTTACGGATTACTTTCATGCGCTCACCCTCCTAACGTCCACAATCTCCATGCCGACGATCAGGCGGCGCAAGTCGGTGTCCATGCCGGTGACCGACATTTTGCCGCCGTCGTCATTTCGCAGCGTTGCCGAGAAGAAGTCCTCGATCCACTCGAACTCACAGTCGTTCTCGGTAAATTTCTCAGCGGTTTCGAGGAAATAGTCAACGTCCAACACGTCTGCGCCGGTGCAGTTTCCATACACATCATAGGCTACATGACCGATGTAGTCCTCCTGCATCAGTGTCACGCGGACGGTGTGCACGGACTTCTTGCCGAACCAGCCGGTGGCAGGGTTGTATGCTTTCATTCTTGTCCTCCTACTTCAAAAACCGTTCGAGCGGCTCAAACGGAATGGTGAACTGCACATTGCCGTCGTTGATGCTCAGTGTCTTGCCGATTTCGTCGTTGGTGATGATGCAGTCGAACATCTTAGGCGCCAGAAACGGCGATCCCGATACGTTCACGCCTCCGCTGACACGGACGTGCAGATTTTTAATCTTCTTTTTCTTCATGCCTCATTCTCCTGTGCTTCATGCTCATACAGATATTCGATCTTCATACCGGTTACACGCTCAGCTTTGAGCCGCAGCTTCTCGTAGGCATAGTCGGCATCGACCTCTTTCTCCATGCGCGTGATCTCGTCATGGTTCTCCTGGAATGCCACGAAGAATTTCTTCATACGCTCCGGACCGAACCCGTAGGCATCGGCCACCGAGCAGACCGCCAGCCAGAGTGCTTTCTGCGTTGCCACGTCCGCACGCAGCCGTACGGTGGCGTCGTCTGCCGCCTCCTGTACCGCCTCGCGGATCATGCGCTTGCGCGCCAGCATATCCGCGTAGTTCATGCCGCGCGGCTTGCCAGGGCGCTTGTTCTTAGTCTTTGCCATGGGTTACTCCTCCCTTTTCTCGTTCACGTAGCTGCTTGTTCCGGATCAGCCGTGTTACCCTGTGACCGAGCACAGACGGCAGACAGATATTATCACCAAAGGCACCGGCGTACCTCAGCGGACAGTCCGTGGCGCAGGTGCTGCTGCGGGTCTTGTAGCACACACCCTCGTCCGTTTCCAGATCTTCCAGCAGGTCGTGCAGCAGTATCAGTTCTCTGTCGGTCATAATCAGCTGCCGCCTTTCCGCTTGGTGCGTGCATCTTTGCTGATGTGCTGCTCCGCATACAGCAGGCTTTCCGGCATGGTGTAATACGTCTGTCCGCCTGCGATGGCGCAGAGCAATTCACCCAGCACCTTTTGCGCTTCCCGCAGATCACGATACCGCGCCACAGTGACTACCTTGGCGTTCTTGTCATAGCTTGCGACAATGAGCGCCGCATCCGGCTTTTCCGAAATACAAAAGCGCTCCACGAAGTCCGAGTTGATGATCTGCTTCTTATCACCAGTCAGAATGTACATGGCGCGCCTCCGTTCCATTCCCAACACTGGCCGGTCGTACATGCAGTACACGGATCGCCATCTATGCCGCACGGGTGATTATGCTTGCAGGTATCACAGTCAGCCATGCGACGCAACTGTTTGACCGCTGCATCACGCTCCTTCGCCGCCTGTTTCAGCGCGTGTTCATACAGGCTCAGCCGCACCGCAGCCTCTCGCGCGATCGCGCAGCCATGCACCCCGCAGTTATGCTCATGCCCGCAGCCGAGGCAGGCCAGAGAGCCGGTCTGGACTTTCAGTTTCTGCAAAGCCATAATCAGTTCATCGGTTTTCACGGTTATCACCTCAAAAAACGTATTTTTCGTGTGCGATCTGAAGATCGCTCTCTCGCACATCTAAGTAAATCTGTGTCGTGGAGAGTTCTTCATGCCCGAGCATCATGGAAACCATTTCGATCGGCATACCACGCCGCAGAGCAAATGTTGCACAAGTCCGGCGAAAACGGTGTGCATGAGCGCCCTGAACGCCCGCCCTTTCAGCAACGCGCTTACACAAGCAATTCACGCTTTCGCGTGAGAAATGCCCCTCTGCGACCATATCCGGATTCCGAAACCAAGCCTCCTTGCGTGATGGCTTCGTAATGCGCCTCGGAAACAGATATTCGTTGTTGTCGCTGCGTTCCTTGAGATATGCATTAATCGCAACAAGAGCTCTTGCACTCAGGTATACCGTCCGCACCTTGTCGCCTTTACCGGTCACAGTAATTTTATCGCCGTTGATGTCGTCCTTTCGGATTGCACACACCTCTGCGGCGCGGCATCCGGTAGACAGCAGCGTTTCGATTATTGCTGTTTCAAATGACGTTCTGCAAGCTACACGCATTCGCTCAACTTCCATATCAGTAAACGCCGGCTCTTTTCTGCGCTTGCACTTAATAGCTTCCACGCGATCTATCGGATTTCTGGTTATAATCTCTTCTTTAGTCAAATAGGTGTAGAAGCTGGACAGAAACCGTCTAACGTCATTGCAGTATGTCTTCGTTCGTCCTTTGGTCATCAGTTGAGCGATATACACCTGTATATCCTCGCTGCGCACCTCGTCCGCATTTTTCTGGATTGTGCGCAGGAACAGCCCCACAGCTTGCAGATAAACCTCTATCGTGCGCGGACTGCGACCCGCAACCGCCTTGGCGACTGCAAATCGCTTCATCAGCACCTCATTGCGCGTTTTGCCATAGGGCACGATCGCTGTTTCCTTTGGGCGGACATCGTAATCATACAGAATGATCTCCAGCTGACTCTTGACAATCTGCAGGTCGCTGTCTGACTGTATATACACATCCAGCAATCGGTCGATCAATTTTTCTGTCAGTTGCACATCATCATCTCCCATCGTATCCGTTCACACCAGGCATCTGACAAATACAATCCCGGCATGAACCAGATGTCCTGCCCTGCTTTCCGGCGCGGAATGATTTTTCCCACTGCCGGGTTTGACAGTGTATCCGCAATCACCACATAACCGGCACAGCCAAGCAGACTGAGTTGAATGTAACACATCAGCGCCGCCGTGCGGTCTACGTCCTGCCCTACGAACAACGTCTGATCCGTTCCGATGCCCGCGTGTTGCAGACTGTTTCGCGCCGCGATCAGCGTTGCACCCGCACCGCACGCACAGTCGTTCACCTTACAGTATCCGTGTTCTGCTACCTGTTCGACAGCACTTCGGATCGTTACCGACGACAGCAGCCTGCACACACTGTACGGAGTGAAAAACTGACCATGCCAATGACTTCCAAGTTCCAGCCGCATAAACATATCACCAAGGAAATCCTGTTCCGGCTGCTCTTCCAGTGCCGTCACCATTTGTGAAAACAGTTCTGCGAAAACGCTCTGTTCCGCTCTGTCGTACTGCTGCATGATCTCGTTATACTGCTTTTCGCGCTTTGCCTGCATATCACAACGGTTTGACAACGCAATCGCAGTCAGCTGTACAAAGTCGCTCCACACCTGCCATGCACTTGTATGGCTGCATAGTTTTTGGAACGTCTGGCAGAAAGTTTTCTGTGCCTCGGTTTGAAAAGCAGGCGCTTTCATTTTGTCAGCAGCTCCTTCCGCAGCTCCTTGAGCTTGTCCGTCAGCAGGCTCTCGGCCTTGCTCCCGGCTTTCAACTTGCCGCCCTTGTTGCAGAGATTGAAACGCGGACGATTGACGTTGCCCATGCTGCCGCCCGGAAAGAAGTCGTCGCCCTCATACCAGCTGGCCGTAAAGAACGAGCCGTCCGGCAGATCGAGCCGGTACACGCTAAGCCCGATCTCGGGCGCCTTGTGCCAGATGCCCCAGTTACGCCAGTCAGACAGCACAGCCTTGCGCTTGCTCTCGTTGGTCAGGGCGAGAATGTCCTTACCTGTCAGTTCCAGCATCATACCTCATTGCCTCCCATCCGCAGCAGCTCCGCGACAATGCACTCCGAGCAGTGCAGCTCGATAAGGTCGCGCTGATCCTTGACTTCGTTCGGCCAGCGACAATACTCGTCGCAGAACGCCTCCATCACCTTGTTTGCCA